CACAGATTTTCTCACCGTACATAGGACACTGACATGGACATGCCGCGTTGCATCGACCAGCTACAGAAGGAATTCCCGCATGCCTGGGTGACTGGCGGAACTGAAGAGGCCGGCACATACTGGATATGCGCGAAGGATTCCGTCAATGGAACGTTTGAGATAGGGCTATACGTTCTGCCCTCGCCTATGTGCGCGTTCCGGAAGATGGGGATTTGCTTGCAGGCGACTAGGGAAGCGCCGAAGTGATACTCTGCACCCTATGCGGCGAAGTATTCAACTCCGCACGCGCCTACTCTCTGCACCGCACAGGCTCATTCACCATCGGCCGAACATGCCTAACCATCGAGCAGATGACCGCCAAGGGTATGCGCAAGAACAAGCAGGGATTCTGGCTATCGTTACGGGCGGATGGGACGCATATCAGGCCTTAGCATCCTGCTTTTCTTCGGCTTTCCCGGCGATGCGGCCGGCTTCGTGACCTTCTAGCAATGCTGTTTCTCGGGTAGATGCAACCAATGCATCCTTAATGCTATTGGTGTTTTTCTCAAGTTCCGCAATCTTCGGGACTACAGCGACAACAGTAGCGATCTGTCTGCGATTCAGCCATCCAACCAGTAAAGCAGCACCCGCCATCAACGTAGGTGGCGTGGCCTGCAATATGGCTATTATGACTGCATCGCTCACTACACTAGCGCCCGATAAGAATCGTCAGCCCGTAGAAGAACATCCCCAACCATCCCAACTGAATCGGATTGGCAAATGGCAGCGGAATAGCCGCCAGAAACCAGCAGACCAGCGCGATGATTAGGAGAATCAGAACGGCGCTCACGGTACGGCAGGAACCGGGATAGCCTTGACGGTAGCATCCAATCCTTGCAGCGAGGAAATGAAGCCGTCCAGATCGGCGGAAGTAGCCGCGCCATTACCGGATGCTTGCAATGCGGTAATGTCATCGATCAGCGCCTTGATCCCGACAGACAGTTCGTCTTGCTTGGCGGTCAGATCGGCGGACAGGGTAGCAATTGCAGCAGTAACATCAGATGCAGCGGTCATAATTATTTCTCCAATGATAGACAGGGCTTCTGCGTCGAAGTGATGATAATGATGGATATGAATTTCCATAGCGTACCCATCATACCCCTGTTCTGTGACCCGCGTATGTACGCTAGGAAACTTAGGGAGTAGCGACGGTAGCGGTCTGCTGAGCGGCCATGACAGCAGCGCCAGCCTTCATGACGGCAACGCCGGTATTGATGACGGATTCCAGATGGGTTGCCTGCTCCGGAGTCTGTGCGATTGCTGCGCCAACATCCGGGGCCATCGCGGCAATGATCTTGACCGCGCTGCTCAACTTCTGAGCGCCCACACCCTTGGCAGGGCCGAAAGCCGCTTCTACAAACTGGATTGCAAATTGGATCATTGGGCCTGCGTTCATCAGCAGTTTTGCCCAGGCGTATGCGTTCATGGTAACTCCTTAATCAAGACTCGCGGACCCGCCGCGCCGGTTCTTCCAACGTTTTTTCAGGTTTTCCAGCGTATCGAGGAACGTTGGAATACCCTCAAAAATTCTCATACCTAGCCATACGAGCGAAAGAACTGCCGACACAATGGGGATTAGCCCAAGGATCACGGCAAGCACCCCCGACCATGCCAAAATATCAATGCCGGTCTTGACATGTTCATCCATGTTGATCCTGAAAGCCATATTGTATTCCCGTAATCACATGTAGTCCTTTTGGGTTATTACATCCCATCGGGAACCGGGTTAAGGTGGTGCCGCTGTGTACACAGTGGCGGGGCCTTGTCCTGGTTCGTGCAAGCGAACTAAGGGGCTATCGGCGGTGGAACGCCGGTGGTCGCCCCGTCTTTTCTAACAGCCTACGCCAAGATACTGGCGCCATACCTCGTCACGCAGATATAGAGAGTACTGCGTAGCCGGAGAGAAATGGGTATCGTCGCCTTGGAGCGCGCCAGGAACCGCATAGGCATTGGTGACGTTGCCGTCACCGGTACCGCCGATCGTGATCGTGTTCGGCCACGCCCAATCCCAACTTGCTCCTGTGCCAGTGATCCCGGTCAGAATCATTGCATTGATGTCCGCTCTGTCTGCAAGCGCTTGCGATGCGCCACCCACCGTGCTGTTTGCAAATCCCGGGCCAAAAGGGGGAACGGGAAATACGACCACGCGTCCATAGGGAGTGAAAGCGTTTACGATAGCCCGTATGTTGGCCGGGATGGATGCCCAATTCGCCGCATTGGACGAGCCTGCCTGAAGGTCGTTCGTACCGATGCTGATAAAGGTCAAATGCGGCTGCGTATTCGCGGCCATCGCGGCAGCACGTGAGGCAATGTCGGAAATCGTCGCGCCGCCCATGCCGGCATTGATGTTGTAGCATGGGCCAGTATAGTTCCACCAGAATTCCTCTCTGTTTGAGTCCCCCACGAGTAGCACGTGCCCAGTACCGAGCAACTGTTTTTGTGCATCGACAATCGCCATGCGCACATTGAAGTGCGATTCGTATTGCGAGACCGCGAACGAGGTCGGACAGAGCAGGCAGAGCAGAAGAGCTATGAGGCGTCGCATGGAGACTCCGAGGTTAGGATTTCTTGATTCCGTAAAGGCTGAAAGTTCCGCTGGTGATGTTGCCGGCGCCCATCATGAAACGCAGTCCATCAATAGCGGCGGCAGGTGTTCCGCTCGTGACTCCGACATAAGACCCCGCCCCGGAAGCATATGTAAGCGCTGGTGTAGTGGCGGTATATGAGCATTCAAATTTTGTCATTTTATGCCCCGTACATTAGTTCGACTTGATAGTACTCAAGCACAAGGTTATCAGTCGCAACGGCCTTTTGTAATGACACGACAACCGAAGTCGCAGCGGTCGTATCCACCGCCGAAGTCGTGAACACCGCCGCGCCGCCGTTGACGCCGAAGCTGCCGGCGCCGCCGAGAATCACGTTGTAATTTCCGACCTGCGAATTCGCTACGCCGCGATTGGTGATGTTGCGCTGATCCGCGCCGAGGGCCTGGGAAATGATGCTGGTGGAAGAGAGATACTGCGTGCCCGCATTCCCGGAAAACCGCACCCGGGTAGTCTTGGTGTTGGCGTTGTTCGTGGCGGCCCAGTAGGTGGTGATCCTGAGCGCGCCGTTCGGCCCCATCGAGTTGGCCGGCACCGCGATGGTCGGCCCGAATTCCTCGGCGGTATCTCCAGTGAACGCGCCGGGGCCGGTCGTGACAAAAGCGGTCGGGCTGGCCGGGATCGTGGGCTTGCCGCTGGTGTAGGTGTTGTTGAACACCGTGCCGGCCGTGGCGCTGGACATCTGCGTGAAGTACCAGCCGGCAGCGACACCGGCAGCGATCTGGTTCGCGGTGAACCACATATAGCAGTTGGCATACACCAGCGGTAGAGCGGTAATCGCCGTCAGCGCGCCGTTGTTTCCCATTGTCCCGCTTGATGGGCTGATAAATGGGATTGCCGATTGCCCGAGGATCGTAGATATTTGATTACCGTTGACGGTAGCGGCAGGACCCGCAATCGCGCCTGTAGGTGCTGCTCCTCGATAAGTCATGATATTCCATTCACTGCAAATTTACGATGGTGCTACTGAACATGCTGCCCATGATGTTGTAACCTATGTCCGTGTAATGTACTTGGTCCGCATTGTAGTAAGTTGGATCGGCAAGGAAAGACGGATTGCCCATCGGGGTACTACCGCCAATGTCAACCACGGAATCAACCAGCGCTGGCCGACTGGAGCGGATGCTGTCGCTCAATGTGTTGCGCGAGGTCTCGAAATTGGCCGGCGTGTAGGTATTATTGCGCGGCGTGATAGTAAATGCCACGACCTTGAATCCGTATGCCTTGCGCCCCGCCCAGAGACTTTGCAGGGTGCTATACGTGGCCGCAGCAGTCGCGCCAAAATACATATCATTTGTACCAATCTCCAGCGCCGCGATATTCACCCGGCCGGCATCGTAACGCGAGTCAATCGTTGAAGCGTTCGCCAGCAAGGTTGCCGCCGTCTGCCCGCCTATCCCGAGATTGGCGTACTTCACGTCATAGCCGGCCTGCTGGAGCGACAGGACCGCCCATGTGGTGTACGGTTGCGATCCGCCATTCCCGGCCGTCAGAGAGTCGCCAGCAAACACGATATTCAGCGCGGCCCGGGTAATCGGCGTGCCATACAGTTGAATTTCCGTGAAAGAGAGCGCGTTTCCGGCTGAGTAAAGTTCCACTTGTGCGCATGCCGATCCGGATGGGAAATTGAACGTGCCATTGCTGTTCGTGTAACCCACTGTCGCACCGTCGCATTGCACGGCCAGGTTAGTCACGCGATCAGAATATCCCGGGACCGCCTGCGCATTCACCTGATAGACGCTTGATTTTTCGTGAAACACAGCGGTAAAGAATGTTCCAGACGATCCCGCCGACGAATAGAACGTACTGTAATTTCCGTCCATTCCGGCAGCGGGCGTGTACGAGGGACCGGCTGCGGCGGATGCGGTGATTACGGCGGCTAGGAGTAGATTGACGCTCATTATCTGATGCCGTAAAGGGTAAATACTGCGCTGGTTATATTGCCCGCAGTCATGCCGAATCGTATTCCATCTACCGCTGCGTTAGGCGTTCCAGAGGTTACGCCAGCATACGATCCTTGCCCTGAAGCGCTGTCACTTGATGGCCCACTGGTAGTGTAGCTGAATGACCAAATATGCTTTTTGGTTGAAGTAGTTCCGCCGTTGTTGAATATCCGATACTCACCAGTCAGTCCGGCAGCAGCACCCAAAGCGCCCGCAAGGATTATTGAGTTATCCGCGCCAGAGCCGCTACCAGTTACCACGCCGGCATTTGTCACGTCTAACCGACAATGCCCATAGTCAGCCGCGCCAGTTTTAAATACGGTAGCTTGGGAGATTCTTGCGAACAGATTCGTAGCTGCCGTCGCTGGAATCAGATCAAGAATTTGTATCAGCAGGGTGCGGAATTCCTGCGGCAGTCCGGTAATGTCCAGTGTCGCAACGGCAGCAGCCGTATACGTCGCAATGAAAACTTGACCCGTAGACCGCCCTTCCGTCTTGAATGCCGCCCCATCGCAAAAGATGCGGCAAGCCTCGCCTGGGTATAGGTTGATTGTCGCCAGTCCGTCTATCAGTTCGCCGCCGTTTGGGTCCAGCGTGATAATGCCGGAAGTTGTATTGTCGTTGCGATAGTCTACATACCAGCCAGCGTCGAGCGTTGCAGCAGCGGTAAGCGTCTGGGTGAATGTGCCGGTTGCGATGAATGCCGAGTTTTGATCGGCCTTAAGCAAGATGGTATTGCTGGCGCGCGCCGTGACTAGTACAGGGACAAATGGCAATGAGGTATTCGACGGACTGAGCAGCCCATACGAGACAGCAGAGAGCGGACTAGTTAGAGCCGCCCCATAGTTTACAACGGTAACCGTAGTAAGCGAAACGCCGTCATAGCTGGAGATTGAAATTGTTCTGTACTTGGTCGTGGACGCATCAACAATTTGCAGCCGAAGCCCGACTGTGAAAATAGACGTTTGGTCACCAGCCAGCGTAAAGCTAGTCCCGCTAATAAACGTAGGCGTAGGACCGCTTACCCACTGGCTTTGCGATACGGTTGTGTCGTTGATGCCCTTGATATTCGGCACTGACCAAATTGGCGTAGTCGGCGGATCGGTATCAGTTGGAAGAGCAAAGACGGCTGTATAAGTCAGCCCGGCAGTGAAAAACACCCCGCTAGGTGGTTCGCCCAATGAATTCAGGATAATCGGGTTCGCGTTCGGCGTTGCTCCGGTCGCATCGGTGTACGTGTTCTGCTTGGTACTGGTCGAGCCGCCGACATACCAAAAGAGTTTGTAGCCGCTCGCCGGGATGCCGTTCGCATCCTCGTATTGAGGCTTCGGACCGCCGAGACTTGAGGGATTAACGGCCATGATTATCCTTGGTGTAGACTATGGGGCATGACGCTAGAGCAAATTCTCGCGGTATGCATCGCGCCTGTAGTTTGGTCATTGCTGCGCACCTATGGCGGCACCCGCACCGACAACCAATGGATACCGCCCCTTGTCAAGCAGCGCGCGTATCGTTGCGGACGAAGTTTCGGGCGCTTTTGTCGAAAGCTTTGCGGCAAGTGAGGCATCTACCGCCGCCTGGTCTGCGGAGTTTTGCAGAGGCTTAAGCAGATAGCTATTCACGTAGCCGCCGACTTTCGGAACCTTGCCAATCTTCGATAGAAGGTTCATCGCCGCGCTTGCGGTATTCGAGTTATTGACCGCTGCGCCAGCCGGTTGCGCTTGGATGTATGACGATACGCGGCCCACCCGCTGAAGGTCGGCAATCTCTTGCTTGCTGAAAAATGCCGGAAGTTTATCCGTCAGATTGTCTAGCGCCTTGTTATAGGCCGACTGAGAGAATATGCCAACCTCATCATTTGCCTGATTTAGAGCCTTGGTTTTCAGATGGTCAACAATCTGTGCCTTGATCTGGTCAATCGCGTCCGGCGCTTCTTTTTTCAGCACGCCAGAGAGCGCCTTAAGGTCCCGCACATCGCCGCCCAATACGTACTTTTGAAAGAACTTATCCGGGGCTTCTTTTTCTACGGCAGCAGCTAGGGCGGGGACCTTTTCCTGCAATTGCATGCGAACAGAATGTGCGCCGCGCGCTAGGTTAAATGCCTTGATTGCGTCCTCTCCCATCTGACTAGCAACCGGCGTATTGTCCAGCGCATCGCGGACCTTGGAGAGCGCCAACCGCTCAGCGTCAGTAACACTAGCCCCGCGCGACATACTGCCGAGAACCGTCTTGATTTGCTCTGCGGTATTGACATTTAGAGGAATTTTCCCGGTAGCCACATCATTTAGGATTGCGCGCGCCTGCCCCGGCAGCGTATGCCCAAGCATACCGCTATCCAGTGCATCATTAGCGGCAGTTGCAAAGGCTTGCGGATTCAATGCCGCCGCCCTTCCCTCTGAGTCACGCGCTGAAGAATATAGCGCATCAGTTGCGGCTTTTCTGGCAGCATCGCCCGCAGATAGTTTACCCATAACCGCCTCGCTAGTCTGCAATGCCCCAGGCGCAGCAGCGGCCCCACGCGTATTCAGATTGTCAATCAATTGCGCGTTTTGTTGGTTGAACCTGTTCGCCAAGGGTTCGCCAGCGCCGACTATGCCGCGTAGGTTTTTCTCTTGCGCGAATTGCGTAGGATCGCGGGTAATCTGTCCGGCTGTCGGCTGCATGTCCAGCGCCGCAAAGTCAGCCTTTCGCACAATCTCTTCGGGCTTGGTCAGTTTTCCGGCCTTCATGGCGGTTTGAACGTCAGCCTTGACGCTATCAAGGATATTCTTCGGCAGCGTGCTTATGTCAATGCCCTGCGCCGCGAATTCCTGCTTGATGACAATATCCGCCTCTTTTTCCAGATCGCGGGGGGATAGCATCGTTTTGAACTTGTCGGCCAGTGCGCCCAACTTCACGGCAGCAACATCAGTTACCTTGCCGATTACAGGTGCCAGAATGCCGCCAGCAAGCCCTCCTACGCCTATTTGGGTAGCCTTAGCTGTCGCATAGTCTCCGGGGGCTGTAACGGGCTGTATTGCGGCGGCAGCGGCACCTTGTACGGCACCCATGCCAGCGCGGCCTAGCGTGGTCGTGGCAGAACCGCCCGGAATCAGCCGATTACCGGGGCCTAGGACATTTCCAGCGAATCTAGCGGCATCAAAGCCCGGATCAGCCTTGGATTGCAGCAATAGGTCGCGTAGGGTCTTGGGCGCTGTAGTCTGCCGTGCCTGCTCATATTCTGCGTTTGACTGCTGTATGTCCTTGCTTACTTCGCTTGGCTTAACGCCTAGCAAGCCGGAATTCTTCAGGAATGGACCGACTACAGGGATAGACCAAATGCCCTCTGTTACCGCATCGCCAGCGCGATTAACTGCCCCCGGAACCGCTTCGGACAGCGATTGCGCCGGTCCATCTATCGTATCTTTCAGCCCCTTGGCGAGCCGCATCGGGATGCTAGAAAGCAGTGCAGCACGGTCTGTGCCCTGCTCAGGATCAGCAGGTTTAATTTCGGCAACTGGTTTCCCTTGCATCCATGCTGGCTGCGCATTGGCTGCTTGCTCTACTGGGATTCCGTCTTGCCAGCCCATTATGGTTTTATCCTTGCGATACCATCCGGGCCGATATACTGAGCGCCCTTAGGGAGTGCGTTATATCCATCATCCCCTTTGATCTTTACCGGTGCATCCGCCTTTGGCAGGGACGTTACTTTATTCGTACCTGGGCCAGCCTGCACCCTCAGCCCTTCAATCTCATTTGCGCGTGATTGGCGCTTCTGTGCGATCACGTCCGGACTATCGCCAGGCATCGGGAAATATTGCGCCTCTGCGTTCCTGAATTCGCTTTCGCTGATGGATGCGCCAGATTCAACGCGCAGGGCAGCATTTACAAAGTCTCGCCGTGCCTGTTCGACTCTTTGCTGATCAGAACTCGGTCCTCCCAAAGCACCCGGCAACATATTTACGCCAGTCTCAAGAGCGCGCCCGACGAATGGCATTCCGCCTGCTGCCTGCTTGATATTGCCGCGATTTTTCTGACCGGAATCCTCAAGCGTGTTAAGAATATCGTTTGCACGTTGCGCGCGCAGGGCCATCCCGGATGCCTTACCTTGCGACTCAGTAAGTTTGTCTTTCGGCGCAAGCGGTGCGCCCGTTGTCCTGTCGGTGATCGGAATTGATATGCCGGTCCGCTTATCGACAATGACGCCCTGTTCCGGTAGCACTTGCCCCTGTGGTTGCGATTGCTCAAATTTCAAACGGGCCGCAGCAGTACCGGCATTACTTGCAGCAGCACCCGCGCTGATCATGCTGGCCCGGTTCTGCGCCATGTTGTTGCGCACAGTTTCCGCCAAGGTAGCGATATGCTCTTTATGTTGTATCGCTTGCTCCATGTTCAGGCCGGCGTTTTGTTGCCATGCTGCAATGTCTGCGGGATTTTGCGGAACGTGTTGCAGCGCCGCTTCTAGTGGCTGCTGGCTCTGTAGGAATGGGCCGATAATCGGGTCTTTGTATTGCGCGGTATACCAAGCGGCAATTGCTTGCGGGCTGGATAGTTGCGGCACCATTGACTGGAAATTCTTAAGCGTTCCGCCAACCGCCTCAGAACTAATCTTGCCAGTTTCAGCGCCTATTTTTCCGACTTCTGCGCGGCTCTTGTCGTTCTCTAGTGATCCTTTTTCATACGCCTGCGCCTGCTTGACAAGACCGCCCTTGTACATTGATCCAAGCAGCTTCTTAGGATCGAGTACGCCCGTAGTCGGATCAATCGCGCCAGCCGTGAGTGCGCGCAATGTCTGATCATCTGTTTGCGATTGCTGCGCCTGCTTCAATTGCAAGTCCTGCAATTGCCCTTGACCCATCAGCGTACGCAGAGTCAGACCCTTGGAGTATGTCTCCATAGGATCGGCAAAGGTAGATGCCGCTTGCGGCCGAATTCCAAGGATGATCGACGGATCAATTGCCATTACAGTTGACTCCGGAAGTAATCGACGCCCTGCTGATAGCCGCCCGCGTTCGGCTGATTCTGCGCAAGCAATGCTTGGAGCGTTTGATTGCTCTGATATTGGTTATAGGCGTTGCCCACGCTGGTCCCAAGTCCGCTCCATGCATTCGCGCCGCCGACTACACCAGCGGCCCCGGCGTTCGCTGCCTGCGTGCCGTAGTTACCTTGCGCCGCCGTGCTATTCGAGCTAATGCCAGCGTTCGCATTGTTGGCGTTCTGTCCGACCGCCTGCTGTCCACTGAGCATGCCGTATTGCTGCTGCTGCCCTTGCGTAAAACGGGATTGCGCGCCAGCCGCTTGTGTGCCACCGTAGTTCGTGGCGAAGCGTGTCAGAGCCTTGAGCGTGGCCCCGGAGTCGTAACTACCGTTTGCCAAGGCAGCGTTATTGATGCCCTGTGTTCCCTGCTGTATCCCGAAGTCAGTAGCCGCTTTGTATACCGGATCGGCGTTCAGATCGGCGGTGGTAAACGAGCGCGTCAGATCGCCAGAATTGGTAGTGGGCGCAACCTGCGGGTGTTCTGCAACGAACTGATCAAGGTTGCTTGGCGACCATCCGGGAGGCTGATCGGCGAGGTTCACGCCATTGTATTTTTGCCATGCATCAAGCGCCGCGTTCTTGTCGTATGGGCTGAAACCCATCAGATAGTTAAGGCGGTTCGTCGCTGACGTGCCGATGGCTGCATACGGCTTGTTATCGCTGCGGGCCTGTGTTGCTTGATCCTTGGCGAGCGCGGCGGCGGCGCTTGCGGCTTCACCCTGCAATCCTGCGGCCTTCCCGGCAGCGGATGCGCTGTTACTTGCGCTGATTGCGCCGATTACACCAGTAGCTATAGCACCCCACATATTAACCCTTTCCGATGCCCATCAACAGCCGGTCAAATACCGTGCCATTGAATTTAAAGCTTTTGGGTGATCGGCCTTCAACCAACAAACCGCTCTTTTCAAAGACGCGGATCATTGCCCGGTTATATGCAGGGGGAAAGGCTACAATCTTGATGCATTCCGTGTTATTGAACATCCAACTTATACCATGTTTTACAACTTCCGTGCCAATTCCTCGACCCCGAATTAGCATATTTACGTGTGGATTCCAAGTCACGGAATTGATGGGAATGAAGGTAATCAGGCCGACTAGTTCGCCATCTACCCGAGCGGCAAGGTGATAGATAGATTCATGCATCGGGATAGGCGGTGGACCGTGCCCATCCCATACCATCGGCATAATGTCCGCGTTTTCCACGACAGAGCGGACTAGTTCTTTATCGTGAGTGCGCGCCAGGGTCAGATAAACGTCGCGCACGCCTCCGTAATCGTCAAAGATGGGAGTCATGGGGGAAGTGATCATACTGCCGCCCCAGTGGCATCTACCCACCCTGTAGAGCCTTTGTTAGCCCATATCGGCTTCCCGTTCGCGCCTAGGGACGTATCAAAATAGGGCTGGCCGGGAAACACAATGGCCGGGCGTTTTGCAGTCGTGCCGCTCAATGTCATGGTTGCCAGCAGCGTAAAGCATGCGCTAAAGAACGGGGGCCAACCAAGCGCCTGCGACCGCAATTCTGGCTTGCCATCTGGGTTGATGACCAGCAAATCTACTGCGCCGTCAGGTGGTTTGTTGATGAGTGCCATATCAATTATCCGGGTTGATGCATGCGCTAATCAGCGTGAATTGCACAGGATCAGTCATGCTCAAGCGAAACACGAAATTCGCCGCAGTCCCGAGCCAATCCCATTCGACAATCTGCGTGTAATTGCCGATAGCGCCTAGCGTTCTAAGCATCTGCGCGCCCCACGTATTGCCGTTGTCGCGCGAGACTTCTAGGCCGATCTGCGGATTGCTGCCAGGGTCAACGGTCGCGCCGACGCCTACCTGTACGTCAATCCGGAACCTGTCCACCGTGATTAGGTTAAGGTCAGGATCAGCAATCGTTTCAGTAACGATTTGAATCTCAATCGGCGCACCGTTATCGGTGAACGTCGAAGGGGCCAGGCGGTACAGACGACCAGTGTTGTAATCGGCAATAATCGTGTTTTCCAGATAGTTAAATCCGAACTCGCCAAGGTCGCGGGTAATGCCGTAGCTCTTGCGCGATGACCATTGTTTGGACAGACTATCGTACATCCATGTATAACCAGCGCTCGGGAAGCTAACCACGTACATCGGATGCCCGCCAAGCATGAAGGTATAGGCCGTCGCATCCGAGGTATTCGCGTAACCGTTGATTATCTTGTCAACGTCAGGCGTGGAAAGTGGCTGCGGGAGATAGCCGACAATCTCAGCAATACGCACCTGATTGTTGCGGTTTTTCATTAGGCAAGCGATAGTATTGCCGTAGCGTGCCACACTCCACGTAGCCGCTAGACCCCACTCACTGCCTGTGCCCTGTACTTGCGAGAACAAGAAGTCCTGACCGCCCGATGCGCCCCAATATTCCGTATGCGCCGCGCAGAGCAAAAATAGTTGTCCATTGACCGTCCATATCGCCCGCATCGGATTTGGCGCGTTTGCAGCAGATGCAGAGTTAAGCGCATAGCCGGAGAGTCCATCGTATGGCGCAGATGCAAAGAATCGGCCAGTATTCAGCGATTGCACAACGAATGTGCCAGCTAGAAACGTGCAGGTAACAGGATTCGCCGGGAAACTCGGGCTAGTGATCTGCGCGAAACTCGGGATAGTGTAGGTTCCCTGAATCGTGGACGGTCCGCCAGGGCTTACGTCGATCACAAAGCTAAACGTGGTCGGGCTAAGAACGGTAGTCGTATACGAGCCGTTGTAAGCCGCTGGCGTGAATCCAGTGAGCGTAACAAGGTTTCCGGTAGTCAGACCATGCGCAACGCCAGTGGTGACCGTAGCGACCGTTCCTGTAGCGTCTATGGCGATCCCAGTTACTGCCTTGGGCGTCGCAGTGATTGCAACCGTTGAATAGATATATCCCGCAGTGCCATCGACAATCATTAACTGCGAGCCGTTGTCTATCATCGAGACACGGCCGGTCTGGGTCAGCAGTGTCCCCAGATTTACCTTGACGCCTGCGTTGTTGATCGAGTACAGCGTATTGCGATGGACTACATAGGCAAGCACGCCGGTTTCCATCCACCAGCCACCGCGCGGTGGTGTTGCGCCGAAGTCAACGAACAGCGTACGCCCGCACATTCCGATGCCCACAACGGACGATTTCTCACCCTGCGGACGAGGTTCGGCATAGCAGTTCTGCATCCCCTTTGCCGTGATATAGGCAGAGGTTGCACGTAGACCGGCCCCGAAAACAGGTATACGCATTACCAGCCGCGCTGCCAAGGGACCGCGTTATTCTGCATCAATGCCGGGTCCATCTGCGACACTCGCGGCGTGACGTTAGCCTTCATGATGAGCGATATTGCCTTATCTTTTTCTTTCACCACGCTGGCTTTCGGTTCTTTCCCGAACAGTGGCGTTAGATCGCAATGCAGACGATACTTGAAAGCCTTCGCATAGCCGGGCGGGAAGCTAAGCACGGTCGCGGTACTCGCAGCAGCTACCAGCAAGCGACCAAATGAAAGCGTGATTGTGTTCGCCGCGCTAGGCACCGGCCAAAAGGTGATCTGTGCAAGCGGGTATTCATTCACGTACAGAAAACGATTAGGATAGCTCTGCGTCTGCCCCTTGATCGCGATGAGGTTATATTCCTGCTGCGTCATCGCAGTACAGGGGAAAGTTACCCCGTTTACCGTGGTATACATCGGGGAAAAAATATCCACCGGGCGCGTTGTGTTGAAGTCGCCAGAGGGCCCTATGGTATGCATTGCCTGACCAGGAATCAGCGTGAAATTCTGATTTGGAGAGTCCCATACGGCCAGATTCTCAGTGCTGAATTGCTCCAGCAAGTCATTGAAAATGAGCAGCGCTTCCGCCTGTTGCGCTGCCCCGAGTTGTGCATCAATGCCGATCAAATTGCCCAAACGCAGGGCGCTATTAATCAGCGTGCCGGCTGTGGTTGGGCTTGGCATTTAGTAACCGCCTCCGGGAGTCAGATGTACTTGAATCGTGCCCGCGCTGGAAAGAGCGGTAAAGAACGTACCGGCAGTAAACGTGAATAATTCAATCGTCCCGGCGCTCATCTGGATTGATTTTGTCCCGGTGCCTGCCGCAGTCGGAAATGCAGCCGCATTGTTGATCGCTTCCGCCGCACTAGCGCCATAGCCGATAGATACATCGCCCACTTGGCTACCGGAAATACGGATACGCATCTGCACGGCCTGCGTGATCTCGACATTTCCGCCAGCCGCGAAAAGTGGAACCTGTACCGCAGCCGGCGCGGTCGGCGTAACCGCATCGATTCGGATGGAATTCCCGCAAGGCAGAAACGGGATACCTTGGGGCGCGGATATGGTCATTTCTTGACCTCAACAGGCTTGATTTCGGTAACTGCCTGCTTGAGTCGCTCGACGCCCCACCGCTTATCGTAATCGACGCCAGCGGCATCCAGTTGCTTTTGCAGTGCTTCCTTTTCGTCGCCATAGCCGGGCAGACCTGGGTGGCCCCACCCGATCAGTTGGGCGTGGTGTTCGGCTTCGTTTTGAACGTATGCGGCCGGGATTGGATCGGTTTCCGCATGCTTGATAAATGCTGGATATTCCATGATTTCTCCTTGTGTGGGCCAGCCTTGTGAGCCGGCCCACGTATTCGCATTAAGTCGTGTACATCTGCGAAATTACCGCGATGGCGGTGGTAAAGGTGGTCGGGACCGTGATGGTTGCGGGAGGAGTGCCAAAGACACCCGCCACGCTACCGCACATGATGTTTGAACCGTTCGCCGCAAGCACATGGCGCAGGGTATCCGTTACGCCGTTGGCCTGTACGCCGATGAAATAGCGCCCCGGGGCCAGAGTGACCGGCACCAGGAAGTCACGGTTCTGCATGATGCTCGCGCCCGCAGTCACGGCACCAGCAACCGCCGAGTTTGCCAGCAGGGCACCGTTACTGCCCCACAGCGCCACCATGTGGTTGTTGGTGCCCACGGTGGTGCCATTCAGTACACCGATACCCTTCCAAGTATTGATGTAAGGAACCAGGATTTCCGAGAAATTCCACTGCCCGGAAACTGGCGCGACGCCCGCAGTTTCATAGCCGGTTAGGGCTGCGCTGCCGAGAGCGATATTGGTGATGATCGCCGGACCCTGCAAAAACGCAGGGGTGCCAATACCCGTATTCGGAATATTGGCAATCGCTCCACCTTGACCGCCCAATTGAGTTTGGCCGATGTAGGCGGAAGGCACTGAGGATGCGGGGCCGGCCGTGGCAAGACCCTGCGCGATAAGGGCCGCTTCGGTAACATCTGGGAAAGTAACCGGATTGGTCGAAGATGCCAAAAAGCCTTGATAGGCTCGGGTAAGAAATACTGACATGGTGTTGGCTCCTTAGTTCAGGGTGTAGTACTTGACTGCCAGTTCCGGATAAGTCGCGGCATATCCGAACAGCACGTCAATACGCATGATCATTTTGTCGTTGATACCGTCATAAAACTGAGTGACCTTGACGGTAAATCCGTTGTGCGTCATCTGCTCAACGCTGATAACACCCTTCGGACCGGGCGACCACATCGGCACCATCGCCAGCGTGAAAGCATCCGAGTGGAAGGCGACGTTAGTCGCGTAGGCGGTAGAAGCCGCGCCGACAATCAGGAAAGGCTGACCGTTGGTTGGCGACGCTGTCACGTTCTGGAATGCTCCAGAAGTCACCAGCGCCGGGCTTACCGGGATGGTAGTCGCGGCGGCAGCACAGTCGGCAGTCACTACGAATTGCGCCAGCGTGCCGGTCGTGGTACGGCTCTGCGGGTTGACCGCAAAGACGCCAGGCAGGGTAATCACAGTGCCGCGAGTAATGGTGCCGCCCAGGCCGACTACAACGATGTTGGAACCAATCTGGTTCGCCGCGTTGACGTTCGTCCCGGTCACAACCTGCGTGCCATTGGTATGAACGTCCACGTTTTGATCCATGTCTGGATTGAGGCCGAACTGGTTGTTCATCGCGCCGGTGGTGTTCTGGTCACCGATACTGCTAACCTTGTTGAACATGCCGGAATAGCCTTGCAGCAGGGCTGCCTGCAAAGACGGATTCATGACCAGCGCGCGCTGATTGTCCTTGACCGGCGCGGCCATTTCATTTAGGCGTTGCTGCATGGTTGCAATCGCATTAACGGAAAGCGCTTGGGTATTTGGCTGCGCGCCTGCCGGATTCAGCGTGTTGAAGGTGGCGAAGTGAGCCAGCGCCAAACCTTGGCGGTCGATTTCATTGGCTACCGGAGCGATAGCCGCCGCAATCTTCTTGTCAAGCTGAGTCACAGACAAAGTCAGTTCCAGACTCGACAACGCAATGTCGCAACCGCCTTGGCTGAGAGTCAGCGGGACGGTGGTTTCGACGGTCGCCTGCGGATTGGCGACTGCACCAGCGCGGTACATATAGCGCGGCGGCTTCTTGATGTTGATGGTTACGCCCGGCGCATAGCCGCGCGACATGTTGCCGTCGAATTCCTCTTGATACTCACGATTGCAAGCCTTCGCAAAAGTCAGCATGTTTTCGAGGATCGGCAGCGCTCGCTTTGCAACGATGCTACTGGTGACAAGTACGTTTGACATGATGGTCCTTTATTTACGGCCCCAAACACTCCCTTGTGATCCAGCAAACTTGTTCAGTTCATCAATCGACATTTTGGTAACGTCTTTCGTGACTGTTTTGCTGGCTCGCGCGGGAGTAGCCGGGGGGGGTGCATTGGATGGTTTCTTAGCAGGCGCGCTAAATTTCGCTTCGAGCCTGCCAAGTTCGGCAACTTGCTTGATCGGAGAAAGCCCCGCAATGCGCTCTGCCAAATCGGAATCATTGCCAAGGTGATAAAGCACAGCCGGGCCTGCATCGGATTCAACGATTAAGCGACGTGCAGCGGGCGACAGGGCTTCTATCCCATCCTCCACATATGCCGTGGTCACTTCTTCATAATCCTTGGTTTCCTTCGAGAATGCGGCTTCGCGGTCCGTCCATGCTTTCGCTACTTTTGCATAATCGTCGGCGGCTTGGCTCTGCTTTTCCTTACCTTGGTTTGCCTCGCGTTCGGCTTTGAGAATGGCGCGCGCTTCTTGGCGACCTTCATACTTGGCGGTCGCTTTAACGAAGCTTTCGTAATCCTCGTAATCTTCACGTGCAGGCTCTTTATCTTCCGTGGTAACTGCTGGCTTACTGCGCAGTGTTGCAAGTTCTTCGCGCAACATACGGGCCTCGGTTTCGGCAACGGTCGCACGGGTTTTCGCGCGTTCCAGTCGCCTTTGGTTCCGGCTCTTATGCTTCGCTTCGACTTGCTCCGGTGTTTCCTCTGTCTCTTCGGCTTTCACCTCACCGTTATCCTGACCTTCTTCGGTCTCAACGGGCGCAACTTCCCCGGTCACTTCCTTTTCAGTAGGGGCCGGGACTTCAAATGTTTCTGCAACTTCGTTCACATCAGGCATGGTCAACTCCATGAAGGTTAAACGCCGTCCGGGCGCTTCGGGTTATTGCATTGGTCCTGCGGGTAGTTCAGGTGCAGCGGCAGCTACAGGAGCGCCATTCGGCGGCATACCCGGAGGCATTGCACCACCTGCCTGTGGTTGCAACTCTGGATGATCTGCCAGCCCTGCCACCTGCTCTATTGGCATGTCCATTAGCTGCGAAAGAGCATCCTTGATACCTGCGCCGATTAAAGTCTGCACATTGATTCCAGCCGCTTGCGCTTCAGCTTCGGCGCGCAGTAAATCAGCATCGGCGGTGATTCGGTGCGTAGTCGCTTCTTTGTCCTTGACTTCGACTTCCTTGCGCTTCACGGCAATTTCAGCGGCTTTGTTTTCTTCGCCAAGTTTCTCAAGTTCTTGTACACGTTCATGCATCTGCTGCATGGTCTGATCCATCGTAGCGATTGCTTGCGATGCTTGCGACAGTGGCAACGGACCATGCGGCGTCTGGATGATCGGCTCGTTTTTGTTTTCTTCATCGTCGGCAATACCGGGCGCCAACGTCTTTTTGACGCGCTCGGCAATCTCGGTTGATCCGGGCCAATCCATCGCGGCAATCACCTTGTCGCCGGCCACGTCCATCAGCTTCGGCCACGACTGCGACATGGCAATCATGCCGTCTAGCGATTCTTGCCGTAGTGTGTCGTAACCTGGGCCGGCGCTGATAGCTACGTCATATTTCCCGACTGTCAGATCATTAAGCACTGTCTTGATCGCGCCAGTCTCCGGGTCCTGTTTACGTTGCTCCAGTGGTATCGGCTGATTGATGGTGGCGCGATCTGCGGTCCCATCCTCGTTCATGATCCGTATCACGCGCTCGGTGTCGTAGTAATACGGAATCATGTCAATCAGGCAACGGCCCGCATGCCGAACCGTCATGTTTCGATTGTTCGTATAGTGGAAATTCGCTGTGTCGCCCTGCCGCTGCTGCGCTTTTTCCTGTATACCAGAAGTGGCATTTCCACGCGCACCCAAAGAGCTATCAAATAGCCCCGTAGTGGCCTTGATGTTGTCCCGTGCATGCCCTGCCATCGCCAACACGCCGACAGGCACATCGGCCATTGGCTGGCGTTGTGGTGCTGGGGCAAGCGTGTTGTCTACAGTGACCGGGTCATATTCCAGCGTGGAATAGGTACGATTGTTCGCGTCCTGCCATTGCTCGGACTGCGTTTCAAACTGCCCGACAGCGCCAATGTATGGCGTCTTATTGCGCATGGCGACTTCTTCGGTAGCCGAAGTCATCCAATAGTTGTACATCTGCGATGGGTCTTTGGCGCGGCGGATAATCCCCATCCGTATAACCTTGCCTTCGATGTCTATTTCGTCGCCGTAGACAGGGAAAACGGGAATCCATTTGCACTTGATAATAGTCCGCTCTAGCACATCGCTAGACGTGATTTTGAACCATTCGACGGTGCATTCGGTGGTTTCGCGCTTCTTCGATGTGAGCCTTACGCCAGGCTCTAATTTTTCTTCTTTGAAGTAGCCTTTTCCGTCCGTCGCAAGGTAAAGCGTCTTAGTTTTCTTGACGATTCGATAGTACTCGCAGACCAACACAGTCTCTTTATCGAGCCATCCCGCGAACTGCATGTGATTGCCGAACTGCGTTGAATCAGACGCCTTAGCCTTCGGATATTCGCGCTTGAAGTCCGATACAGCCATCGGGGATTCTATAAAAGCGTACTGCATGTCCGAGCCGTCTAGCTCGGTGCTCAACGGATCAAGTTTGACGGACAGGTGATTGCGAATCCGCTTGAATCGCAAATCTTGGTCGAACGATTTTTCGTCGCAAAACTCAGTCACTACGCGGAAATATCCGAAGCCAATAGCACTCGCGCCATTTACCGCTGTGTCATAGCAAGTTTCGGAATTTGAGTCGTATTCGATATGCCGAACCAAGCCTTCCAGCACTTCCGCCACATCCGTATCCGCATCATCGTCCACCGGGTGCACGTGGATACTTACCTTGTTCTGCAACTGGTCGTTGGTTACTTGGTGCAGGTAGGTCGGCAGCGTATTGATGGTCAGGGCTGGCCGGCGTTCCTGTAGGCGTTGCGCCTTGGCTGCGGCGGGCCATTGCTCTCCAGCAAGGAATCGCAAGTCATCAACTGCAAGACTCTCGTTTTCGCTGCTGGCATCGACGCAAAGCCTGTAGCGGTCCAAGGCTTCGTCAAGGATTTCCTGATCGGAGTCGCCCGACCCTGCCACTTCGGCGGCTTCATCGTCTAGCGGTTCGCCTTCTTCTACGTCAACGACCGGCGCTTTTTGGTCAATGGATGACATGTTGCACCTGTCTAGCCATGATGACCGGCTCGTCCTGTATCGGGATGAATCCAAAGCGCGAGTACCAGGTAATAAGTTGCTCCTCGGTCATGCCATCTTGAAACGGTTTGGCGGTCAATATCAGCGTAGTGCAAGTGCGATCCGCCTCCTCGCATACCTTGTAGAGCAGGCTCGTAGCGTGTCCCTTTCGCGGGTTGGATGCTGTCACGTCGATAATCTCCCGGGCGGATTCCTGCATATGCTCAGGTAGGCCGGTGGGGATGGCGATGCGGCAGGTAGCCGAACCTAGTTCGCGGCGCCCGGGTTTCATCCGTACACTCGCACAGGAGATTTTGGGGAGATAAAGCCATGACCGGTTTTATATCCAAATTTGTAAACGCGGATGAAAAACTGACGCGTGATGATTTCATCGCGGCTTATGTCATACCAGCGGTTCTGGAAAAACACGCAGAAAAACCGGCTTGCAAATTCGATTCGTATTTTCATGACATCCACGCCCCAGCCCCTTGTGCCCGTTCGGAGCGTTCCACAACGTTGCGCTTGATAACCGGCTTGGCCCGACGCGCACCCTCGCAGGCATAGCGCAGGCTGTCGATAACGTGATTGTCTTTGTCGCTCAGGATCGGCATGACCTGATTCGTGAGCGGATCAACCTTGTACGAATACAAGGTCAATTCGTCGATCAGATGCACGCAGCGAGGATGGACGATGATGTCGAAGGCTTTCAGGAATTCAACGCCTTCCTCTAGCGACTTCGCGCCCTTGATTGCCTTGTTGATGCGCGGGAAGCCATGCTTCTGCATGTAACTTATGGTTTCAGGGCGTGCGCTGTCGGCCGTGATAAACCACTTTTCAGCATCAGGGACGCCGCGAAACAAATCGGGCAGGTTGTCAATCTCGCAGCCCACCATATATGCTTCATAGTCCACATAGAGGATTTTTCCTTCAATGTGACAGCGCACTAATACGGACGGATCGACAGAGAATCCCCAGTCAGCACCCAGACGGAACATCGCACCAGGCGGTGCGTCGAATTCCTCAATTTTCCAGTTTCGGAATACGCGGGCCTCGCTGTTGCGCTGGTATTCGCCCATCCAAATGTGAGCGAATTTATCAGGGTCGCGGCGCTGGTCATAGTCCAGTTCATCGCGCAGCACATCGGGAAGCCACGGATTATCGCGGTAACTCACGCGCACAACTTCAGCATCAGGCGGCGGGAATGCGCCGCGCAATAGCACATCTACCGGATCGCTGGCGAAGTTCGGATTCCAGCTAAACCACATTTCCGATCCTTCTTTGCGGATGGTCGGGCGCAGAATGTCTAACGAACGCTGGCTAAGACTCTGCGCCTCTTCGACCCATGCCCTATCGAATCCTTCCAGCGACTTGATTGAGTCTGCCGTGTGATTCTGCAAGCCTTCAAAGATGATCACGCCGCCATTTTTCGTCAGGATTCGTTTGTCCTGTACTTCGAAATATGAGCCGACATTTAGCGCCTCTATTTTCATTTCAAGCAGCTTTTTGACAGAGAATTCGAGCGACTTTTGAATCTCGCGAAGGCATACATTGTCAAGCCGCTGCGTCGCGTTCTCCTCAATCATCAATTCAGCGAAGAAGTGCGACTTTCCGCTGCCGCGTCCACCGTGCGCGCCCTTGTAGCGGGCCGGGTCCAACAGGGGAACCAAGGCGCGCGGGGTGTTGATGACTAGTTCAGTCATTGCAACGTCTTGTGGTCCGGGATAGGCGCAGGCAGGGAGGGCGGGTCGATAATCTGGCGAACCACACGCTCCAAACGGACCGGTGCGCCTTCGTCATCGGTCAGGGCAATGGCTTGCGGTGCCTTGCCGTCCAAGCGGTCTGCAAGCTCTTTAAAGAAGCCTAGATCATCATGACCGGCACTGATGCAAAGCTTTAAGAACCTGTAGGCGATCCGGTCAAGGATTGGCTTCGGCTCGGGGTGCTTTTCACCCTCTGGCAGCGGTTGCTCTTCGTCAATCCGCTGAAACTGGCGAAACAAGGCATTGCGCCATGCTCCTTTGGGGAATGTATAGCCTTTGTAGGAGGTTAGCTCCTTTGCCGTCATTTGCTCGTTTTCGGGCTTAGCCATTCCCCCTTATATGTCAGATTCTCAACAGTGTCAAGTTTTCGACATGTGTTGAGATTATGACAGTGTTGATAATTCGACAGTTATGAGCAAAAAAATCCCGGCTCGCAACGCGGTGGCCGGGATTAGGACTACGCGCGGAAAGGGAGGAGAACCGCGCATTCGGCTGTGCGGGCCGAATTTGGTACTGGCGGCAGGATTTGATGCCTGCATGTCCGGCGTTCCTTCCGGCACTCTCATTGAGCTACGCCAATATTGTTACTACCGCAAAAGTTGTTGGCGGCCGGCGCTGATCTCCGGCATCCTACGCGTCATTGAATCATGGGCGCAGCGTTCTTGCATACGCAATCACCAACAAGAAAGCGGCCCCCGGTACGCTCCGGGCTTCGCGCTGAGGGGAATGACCCCAGGCCGCTTACTTCTTGGCGCTGCACCAACATGGGGGCGGACTATCGACCCCTCGTTCTACATCCTGTTCCGGGGCTGGAATCCTCAGGAGAGACCGCCGCACAATCCGCCTTCATCTTGACGAAACTACCGGCCTACTTGCTGGCTTCCAGCTTTCGGCCGTCCATCTGCTACGGTTAGTTGTTGCGACTTTTTTCGGAACTGTCGCGCATCCGACCTGCGGAGGTACACATTTGCACAGGCTTACGGGTAAGCCCAAACTCTAGCGCGGATCGTCGCTGAAGTCAAGGCTTCACCCCGTACTTTGCACTCAACTCTTTTACGCGCAGAATATCTGAAAATGCCTGCATCTGGACAAGAGCGGCAAACTTTTCTAAAGCATCCCAGTAATACCATGCTTTTGATTGCACGGGGAATCCGGCTTTTCTTGCAAGCTCTTCAAGTTCCGGAGTCATTTGGCCAGCTCCGCGATGAGTTTGTCTGCGAATGCGATTGCGGCGCTAACTTCAATGCCTCCACCACGAGTTCTGTCGGCTACATCCTGCAAGTTACCCAGTCCGCCTTGGGCTAGTATCCCCTGCAAAGCCGCCGTGGCTATGTAGGCGCGCAGTGATATGCCGGCATATTTTTCGTAGTCGCTTCCCTTTTGATGCGGATGCGCTGGAAACGCCGGCCCGCCATCCTTCTTCTGTTCGCTCATTTAATCTCCGATCAACCAGTCAATCACCACAACAATCTCCGTGACAATCAGCGCTGGCGAGGCGGGCGTGGCGCTTGGTCATCAGTATGGCGTCCGAATATGAATCATCGATTTGTATTCGATCCACGTATTGCGAAACGAGGTAAGCAGATCATTGTCACTGCCAGCCCAATCAAGAAACGCCACGAACGGCAGGGCGTACAGAAGCATCAACGCCACAAGAACCCGGATGACCATCTTCATTTCGTCCCCTTCGCCAGGCACTCCAGCGCAAACTGCACCACATACGGCGCACCCTCCGCAAGATGCCTCTTGAACGTGCGGTAGCCGATGCCCAGGAGAGCGGCGCATGCGGCCTGAGTCAGTCCGGATCGTCGCAGTAGCGTGCGCGCATAGTCCGGGCTGGCGTTGTGCTTGGAGGCGTCTGGGATCAAAGATGCCTCACCAGTTCGAGCGCCTCTTCGTCCGTATGCAGCCAGTCGAAGTTATCGCGCAACAGTTCCGCCTTGTTGTGATCGGTGAGCGGGCCGGTGGACTCTTCGACGGCTGCGATCACGCGGCGGGCTTCTTTTTTCTGCTCTTCGGTGTAGGTCATGATGCACGGCTCAGATTGCGCGCTGCACGATTACGCTCACGTGCAGACGGATGGATACGACCGCTGCCAGCCTGCCGGTCGCGTTCTGCCTTCTTTATGCGGCGATCACGGTTAGCCGCAGTCCGATATGCCTGCATGTGATAGCAAGGACGGCGCTTGTTTCTTCCGATCTTTTGCCCCTTCGCACCCTGTTTCTGCTGTTGCTGTGCCATATTCACTCCTCGGTTACCACGTTGAAAAACGGTTTCGAATTAGTGCCGGACTTTCACCGGCTTTGAGCGCATTGGCTGCGATCTATCGTGCGTGCTACGGTTGGTTAATCACTTTGTTGCGCCCTTGCCCGCCCCGTTGTGGGAGCGTAAGGGCCGCCAGGCGCTGGTCGTTCAGACGAAGGTCGATTTTGCGCATTGAGCGCGAGCGGTGAACTTATGACTTCGCATCATGTGCCTCCTTTCCTTGGCGTTCGTTGTTGATCGAAAGAACATTGTAATGCCTGTCCGGATGCTCGCGGACCGCTTGCTGCATTTCCTCGAACTCGCGCAGGTAGCTGGCGCAGAGGTCATCATCTGTTGGTGCGTTCGTGTTCATGGCTGCTACTATGTGCCAATCCGGCCCGCCTGTCAAGCGTGTAAATTGTAACTGTCGTAATGCATCCTTACTATTTCCCCACACTCCGCATCGCAAGGTCGATGCACTTGATGGGGTCAGGCGACGTGAATGTATGCGTCGCATCGTCGGTGGATACTGTCATCCAATATTTCGGTTCGCCCAAGCAGCCCATCGAGGCATTGAAGCTATGCTCAGTGGTATGCGGCCATGCTCGATGCTCAACGCAGAACCGCAGCCGGCGCGCGTCGAGGATCACTGATTGACCAGTCGCATCCATGTCGTCACGCATCGATTTAGGAACCTCGCTGCGGCATGCAGAACGGTCATCATCGCTCTTTGCGACAGTCGGACCATCGTAAAGTTTCTGCGATGGGCCGCCACCGTCTTGCGCGCCTATCAGGTAATCGACTCGCTGATTATTCGCTGCGTTTGCGTTATCCATTTGTCATGCTCCTAGTTATGTTGCATAAAAACAACGAAAGTGACAATTTACGGCCCTACTCACTTAATCAGCACCCATTTCCCATCCTTCTTCCTAATGTAGCCAGCAGATGCCAATATCATAATTCCCTTGTGAACTCGCCACTCTTGCGGCCTGCCATTCGGGTGAATCCAGCCCAATCGACACGCCCAGGAACGTATGCTCGCGTTCGGATGTTCGCGCATAACTTGTAGGACAAACTCTGAATCAGCAAACATCAGCATTCCATTAGCATATTTAGATACCGATCCTCTACACGTGCAACACGTCTCTACGCGTAGAACACATAACTTCTAAAAGTGTGGCTGCGCGTGCGTGCGCGTATATTAGTATCCGTTAAGTGTAGAATGTGTAGAATGTGTAGAATACTTTAATAATCATCAACTTATTACGTGTAGAGATTCTACGCGTTCTACGGCAATTTGTACCAAGCACGTTTACTGCGCGCTCCGTCCTTCATTACAACCTGTCTCCAGCCCAAACACCGCATAATTCGGCCAATTCGCTTCTGCATCATCTGATCATGCTTGGAAATTTCGATGTTTAATCCGTCCTTCAGGATTTCCGTAGTGGTTACGCGGTCCCGGCCAACAAGCCATATGCTGATTGTGTCCTCCCATGAATCAACATCGCGCCGGGCTTCGACTTGCTCACGTTGAGCATCATCGGGAACATCCCACCATGACGCACCATCTTGGAACAAGCGGACGGCCTCAGCGAATAGCTGGTCGCGGTTTGCTATCAGGTAATCCAGATTTATTGCGCCGCACAAGATAGGCCAGAATCTGCGCGCGCCAGTATCGTCGCGCTGCCAGTCATCGCGATTGGTGGTGCATGCGAGTACGGATTGCCGGGGGTGATCCTCGGTGTTTCGACCGTAGGCTTTGCGGTATCGGTCCACCTGGCAGCTAATTAGCCCTTTGACGCGCTCGACTTCGGAGCGAGTGAAAGAGTGCATTTCGGCAATCTCAACCAGCATGTGGCCGTCTAGCACCCCGAAAAAATCCTTGGTCAGTACGGATTCGTGGCATTCGACAAACCACTTCCCGCCGATGATGGCTAGGGCACTGGACTTACCAACGCCTTGTGCGCCCTCAAGAACCGGCACCGTATCCACCTTGCAGCCTGGGCGCATTACCCGGGCCACCATGCTAATGAACCAGCAACGCCCGACAGAGGCGCTATACGACCCCTCAGCGGCCCCGAAGGCTTCGGCCATCACATAGTCAAGGCGCGGCGTTCCATCCCATTTGCAGCCCGTTAAATAGGTTTTACATTCGTTCTGGATATTCTCGAAAGCAGCAGCAAGCGCGGCATCGTGGCAGGTAGCCGGCGAAATTCGTGTCAATCCAATATGGCGCTGCACGTAAAGCTGCAACTTTATATCGTCATGATCCTTCCACTTGCGGCGCGGTCCCTGCCAAGTTGTGACAATGGCATCAAGGAATTCGTCATACCAAATAGCGCCGCGCAAGTCCGGATCGTTCTCGATTATCCTAACCACGTTGTCAAGATTATTGTGCGGCGCGCCATCTTTGTTGCATTCGAGAATCCCGCGCCAGTTCATCAATACCGATGGCGGCAAAGGTTCGTCAGGCAAGTCCTCGATAGCAGGATGCCCCATTGGCGGCTCTTGCATATCGCTCATGGCTTGAACGTCCTGGCGATGTAGGTGGAAAGCGGCAGCGGAATCTTGGCTATCTGCGCTGATGCGGCTTTGCGGGCTTTGCGGGCTTTGCTCTTTGAACCCATCATCGCGTGAGAACCTGGCGTTCTATCGTTGAACCAATCGCCCCCGATTTTCGTTCCTTCGCTCACTGGATTGTTGTTAACGCGAGGATCATTGCGCGGTTTCTGTGTCTTGCAAGATTGAATTCCAAACCATGAACCCCCGCTATTTTTCCTACCCCATCCAGTTATAGGCATCAAAGCAGGCACATCGCCCCAAAGGTGAAACGATCCATAATTCCAGCGCGACCGCCCCACCCACTTTTGCGCCCCTCTGACGTTTTCAACAATCAAAGGAATGTGCCTGCCTGCCGCTTCGCATGCCTCGCGCTGAATCCGGAAGCACGCCTCGAATAGCGAATTGTCCGGAGGCGGCAGAGCCTTGGCCCGCTTCCAGGGCATTGCCCGGTAACTGTAGGCCTGGCATGGCGGGCTGGCGACGATCAGGGCGGCATCCTTGAACTGCTTGCCGTGCAAGGTCAGCACGTCCTGAATCACCAGTTGCGCGGGGTATTTGGCATCGCCGTAGTGGTGGCGCTCGATGTCGAAACCGATCACGTGCCAGCCCTCGGAAAGCAGGCCTTCAGTCCAGCCGCCGAGGCCACAGAACAGGTCGATTGCCAATGGTTTGCTCATGCGCCCACCTTGCGCGGCCTGCCCGGTTTGAACGTGGCGCGGAATAGACGGTCCCGATAGATGAACCATATCCCGCCGCGCAGTTTCCCACGCAGCGTTCCACGATCTAACCTGTTATGGATTTGTGCCGGCGTGACTTTTAGTTCGGCGGCAGCTTCTTTGACTGTTAGCACTTATGGCAGAAAGTCCGAAAAGCACTCAACGACGAGCCAGTTAAAGTCCGATCTGGCCGCATCCCAGGCCGCATCCCAGGCCGCATCCCGGGCCGCAGCCCTGACCGCAGCACAGGCCGCAGCCCTGACCGCAGCACAGGCCGCATCCCAGGCCGCAGCACAGGCCGCAGCACAGGCCGCATCCCAGGCCGCATCCCAGGCCGCATCCCAGGCCGCATCCCGAATACTTTCATCGCCAGTCATTAGGTAATCAAGCAACACATCTGGAGCATCCCAAAGATGAACCACGGACAGCGCTTGCATACACGAGAAGTAGCGCAACATTTCTGTTGCGTCCATGCGCGCAATTATGGTGCGCTCAGTACACACGAGTTTGTCATCGCCCTTGATGATGGTCCCACCGCACTCGACAAGACAAAGCGTTCCTCCCGGCGCGTATTGCAGCGCGTCGAACGGATCGATAGATGCGTGAAATCCCTGCATACACATGATTGGCTGATCATGGAATACCAGTTTTTCGCCATCAGCCGGAATTGCCGCACCATCGCGTAGTGTTGCGCCTACAAAATGCCATGCTCTCATTATTCTCTCCGGCCCGCACTATGCGGGAAATGGCATCTTATATAAACTGTGTAACTAAGTCAACAGTTATTTAGCGCAACTTTTATCCGCCACTCCCGCAACGTTTATAGCCGGCTAGTCATTGAGGGGCGCGATCAAGTAGCCCGGTCCAACTCACTAATAAGCCGCCCAATCCGATCCTTAGCTGTCTTAGCTTTCTCTGCCGTGTAATTCAACGGTACTCGCCCGACTTCAATGTCACGAAACAGCACGTAAGCCAGGCGCAAATCCATGTCCAGCACTTTCAGCACATCGCGGGCTATCCACGGTTTGGTAATCGGTTTGCCACCCTTTTCTAGAGTTGCGCGTGGTGGGAATAGCTCCGACAAATCCAGCCCGACAGCGCCGGCTATCTCAGTAGAAGCGCATCCCCGCGCGTGGCAATGCATCAGAACAGCACCGTCCGGAGTCTCGTATATGCTCAGTGCCGAGCGATTGCCAGTGCCGCCAGAGTGTGCCGGACATTGCGCGCGCCACCGTCCTGTGCCGGACTTTCGGACATGTTGCAAGCGGGATAGGAGAGCTTCAGCGGTCATTTTCTTCGGTTCCACCGTTTTATTGCCAAATCTTTATAAGCGCCTGGTCCTCGCATGTCGGATTGCAACGATTCATCATTGCAAACCGGATTAACTGGACAACGCTGATTCTGGCACCGTACCTGTCCGAATGCATCACCCTCGATAGATGGATCAATCGGATACACTTTAGGGCGCTTGCCACAAAACGGACATGGCAACGGTGTAAGTTTTTGCTCCCATTGGTTGTAATCGTCTTTGTTCATAATCTCTCCAGAAACCAATCATTCACGGCCCCCGCAATCCCTGCCATAGCCGCTCCAAGGCCGCAGAGAGCCGTGCCGAATAGGAACATAGGCACGAGGACGAACAAGGCGCAGCAGTGGGCGTGTTTCACTGTTCCGCAAGCTCGCGCGTGGTTGTGGTGGACTCCGGCTCGGCGTCGGGGCGGATGGGACGGAGTGCATTGTCCGGGCAGTTGCATTCAATCCGCATTTTCCCATGCAGCATAAAAGGCTTTCGTCCTGACAATTGAATTAACCACCATCCATTCATGCCTCTGGAATCAGGGCCTATTACATCAAATAGGCAACCTACATATTGTGGGTTAAGCGGATCACGGCGCACCATGATTGCCAAGTCACCTATCGCACAGTTCATGCTCTCACCTCTCCAAGTAGTTTAATCACGTCCTCAACAGACCTACAGAATCCAGCGATGCCACCGCAGCGCCGAACGTGATCTAGATATAGCGCTTGCTGATGCTCCCGAACGTCGCTAGGACGCTTCCAACCTACGCGCTTGACCTCGATAGCAATCAGCCTACCCGATGGCTTGTGCATTGCCTGTAGGTCCGGCAATCGCGCGTAAATGTTCTCCTGCAACTGCTCGCACCAAGCCTTAAGATAGATCGTATTCATGCGGATTAATCTGCTACCCTCGCGCATGGTCCCCGAGTTAAATCGAATGATGCATCCAACATCGGGGCGCGTCTGTAAATAAGTGATTATCTCGGCTTGCACTTGCGATTCGTAGGGGATGCCGGCTGTCTTAGCCTTACGATTCTTCAGCGGATTGACGTGGCTCGTTACTGTCGGAATTGTCGCCATAGCCAAAGCATCGGCCGACAGTTCGCGCGGACTGGCAGCGGCTAGGAAGGCGCAGTTTATGGCGCCGGTGCGGATGGTTTGCTTCAGGGAGGGACGGCCGCGCGGTTTCATTTTTTCTCATACTCTCGAAGAGGGCGAATAACCAGTAAATCAATGCGCAAATTATTGAAACAATTGCGCACAATACTTAGGCATTCTCCTGCTCTTGTAAGATCATTGTCTTTCTGCATTCGATCAGCTTGTGCGTCTAACTCGTTTGCATAGCCGCGCATTGTTTCCGCCATCTCCCGTATCGTTTCCATCGTCGGTTTTATATTTTTCATTTCGCGCACTCCCTCAAATAAGCCCAATCCACATCTGGCCGAAGTTGTTCGCATGTAACCTTGCGCTCTGTTTCACGCTCAATCGTCGGGCATACTTCGGCGGTAACTTGCCCGTTATCGCTAGTCCAATAGTCCACCCTTTGCGGGGATGTTTTCATGCGACTAGCAAATGCAGTACGTCCACCTAATAGAGCGATTGCCTTGCGCAAAGCCTGCTTAGTTTTATCCATGCCGCAAATACTACACGCAAAAATATTTGTTGACAAGGATTATTTTTAGGCGCATAGTCCATACATCAGCAGCACTGATCAACCGAATGGAGAACGACATGCATACCACCCTCAACGCCATCCGCGCATGCGGTCCCTGCGGCATCCGTCCGAGTGAAGACGGCACCCTCACGGGCTGGCTGAAGTTGCTTCGCCACCTTGGCAAGACCGAAGCCGATGATGAGCCGCTGGCGATTACCGCCATCCTCGATTCCAACGGGCTGGAAGATGCGCTGTGGTGCCTGCGCGCGGTCAAGGGATATGACCGGGAGATACGGCTCTACGCAGTCTGGTGCGCTCGGCAGGTTCAGCACCTGATGACCGATCCGCGCTCCCTGCGTGCTATTGATGTTGCCGAGGCGCATGCCTATGGCAACGCGACGGATGAGGAACTGGCCGCAGCCTGGGACGCAGCCTGGGACGCAGCCTGGGCCGCAGCCTGGGCCGCAGCCAGGGCCGCAGCCAGGGACGCAGCCTGGGCCGCAGCCTGGGCCGCAGCCAGGGCCGCAGCCCTGGCCGCAGCCTGGGCCGCAGCCAGGGCCGCAGCCAGGGACGCAGCCTGGGCCGCAGCCTGGGCCGCAGCCAGGGCCGCAGCCTGGGACGCCGACGAGACAGA